GAATTTCTACTGTCCGAAGGGGCAGGGAACATTTCGCGTGAGTCCATCAACGTCGCAGCCGGGCCGGCACTGTACCCGGGCCAGCTCCTCGGCCTGATCACGGCCACCAGCGAATTCGCACCGTACGCTCCGGCTGCCGAAGATGGCAGCGAGACGGCGGTGGCGATTCTCTTCGGTCCGCTGGGTGAGTCGGATGTGGTGCGCCGTGGTCGCGCCGTCGTGCGGCTGGCTGAAGTCAGCGAAGCGCACCTGACCGGACTCGACGCTGACGCTGAAAAAGACTTGGCCGCCCATTTCCTGATCGTCCGATAAGCCGATCAGCCAACTTTATGCACCCCGCCTTGAGCGGGGTTTTTCATTTTTGGAGAGTACCCATGGCCGATATCGCCATTTTTGACGACGAAGCGTTCACCGTTACCGCGCTCACCGCTGCACTCAATGAGCAACCGTACCTGCCGGGCCGCATCAGTGCACTGGGTCTGTTTCGCGAGGAAGGGGTCACGACCCTGACCGTGCAGATTGAAAAGGACGGCGACACCCTGGCACTGGTGCCTGCCGGTGAACGGGGTGGCTCTGGTCTGGTGGTCGCAGCCAGCAAGCGCAACCTGATCCCGTTCAACACCGTGCACCTGCCGGAGCGTTTCACCATCAAGGCCGACGAGATCCAGGGCATTCGCGCCTTCGGAACTCGCACCGAGTTGCAGGCTGTGCAAGATGTGGTCAATGCCCGCCTGGCCAAAGCGCGTCGTCAGCTGGATGCGACGCACGAGTTCCAGCGCATGGGTGCCCTCAACGGCCTCATCCTCGATGCCGATGGCTCGACCGTGTTGCTGGACCTTTATGATCGCTTCGGTGTGCAGCGTCAGAAGCTGTCCATGGGCTTGGCGGACCCAAGCACTGAGCTGCGAGTTAAGTGCGGCGAAGCACTGGATATGCAAGAGGACGCGCTGGGCAGCGTGACCAGTACCGGCTCTCGCGCCTTCTGCGGTAAGAACTTCTGGAACAAGTTGATCGTTCACAAGGCGGTCAAGGAAACCTACCTCAACAGCCAACAAGCGGCTGCGTTGCGCGGTGATGCCCGTGAAAGCTTCGAGTTCGGCGGCATTGTCTGGGAGCGCTACCGGGGCAAGGTGGCCGGTGTCTCGTTCGTCCACGACGACAAGGCGTTGCTGGTCCCTGAGGGTGTGCCGGATCTGTACATCTCGGTGTTTGCGCCGGCCGACTACATGGAGACGGTCAACACCCAGGGCATTCCGTACTACAGCATGATCGAGCCGCTGCCGTTCAACAAAGGCATGGCCGGTGAAGCGCAGTCCAACCCGTTGCACCTGTGCACTCGACCGCGTGCACAGATCCTCCTGGAACTCTGACCGTGGGCTTTCGCGATCTGATCGCCGAGGTTGACGCGGTGGTGTTCGAAACGTTGGGCGACACCGCCCGAATCGAGGGCCGCGAGGAGCCGGTTCTCGGCATGTTCGCTGCGCCCTGGTTGCAGCCGAAGTTCGGCAAGCTCAACACCGGATTGCGTGAGCCCCGGTTCGAGATCCGTGTCAGCGACTCGCACGGTCTGGAGCAGGGGATGTTGGTCACCGTCGAACTGCCGGAGCTGGACGGCGGCGGCGACTACGATCTGCTGCAACTGGAACCCAGCGGTGATGGATTGGTCGCCCTTATCCTGAGGATGCGCGCATGAGCGTCGGTAGCTACTTCAAGCCGTCAGCCGGCGGTGGAATGCTCTCCATTCAATCCTCGGCTAAGGATCTAAAAGCCTTCGAGGAATTCGCCAAGGTAGTACCGAAAGCGGCAGCCGCGGCTCAGCGTCGAGCGATCAACAAAACGTTAGGTTGGCTGCGCACCCACATTGCCCGGGCCGTCAGCCGGCAAGAACGCATTGCCGTTGCGGCGGTTCGTCAGCGCTTGCGCAGCTACCCGGTCTCCGGCGGGGCCACCAGCGGCAAGTTGTGGTTCGGTTTAAATGCCATCGAGTCCAGTCGGATCGGCCGGGCACGGCAGTCTGGCAGTGGCGTGTCGGTGGCCGGTAGGCGTTACCAGGGCGCCTTTCTCAAGAAGGTCTACGGCAACAAGCCCGACATCTGGATTCGCACCGCGAGCAAGCATTTCAACGCGGACGACTATCCCGACAGCACCGTGTCATCCGGCGGCGGCGCCAGTTCGGGGTGGGTTGCGGAAAACGGCAATCGCTTTCCGCTGGCCAAAGCCAAGGTGTCATTGGAGCAGGCGCGTCCGCACTTCGACAGTTGGGTCAAGCGCGCCGATGTGCGTTTGCTGGAAATCCTGCAGCAGGAGTTCAACTTTGAGCTGCAAAAGTATTTGAAGGGAACAGCCAATGTCTGACGAGCCTTTTAGTCTTGACCAGCTTTACCGGGCAATAGAACAGATCCTGAAGGCTCATCTGCCGGGCGTCCAAGCGGTGACGGCGTGGCCCAACATCAAGGACCGTATTGCACTGCCGGCGGTGTTCATCGAGTTGGCCGAGATGGAACCTGGTGTGGACATCGGTACTGGCGAGACCACCCTGATTTGCAAGTTCGAGGCACGGATCATTGTTGATCCAATTCGTCCAAAGCACTGCCAACAGGCCGCGCACCTGGCGGCGCAATTGGCCGTGTTGCTGCGCATGCAAACCTGGGGAGTTGCAGTCGAACCTGCCGAGTTCGTCCAGGCCATGCAGGATTGGACCAAACCGGAGCTGGATGGTTATGTTGTGTGGCTGGTGGAGTGGACCCATCAACTCTATCTCGGTGCAGAGGAATGGCCGTGGCCAGACGAACCGCCGGGTTCCTTAGTGTTTGACATCGAGCCCGGGGATGGACCTGTTAGCCCGGAGGAGCTGGTGTGAGTTACGCCAGTGCCGAGCATGACCGCATGATCGCGGCCATGCTGATGCCGTGTTCGGTGGTCGGTGTGGATCTGGTGGCGGGCAAGGTTCGGGTGAGCAATGGCGAATGGACCAGCGCCTGGGTGCGTTGGCACAGCTTGGCGGCCGGTAAAGCCAGACACTGGCGATCGCCGAGCTTGGGCGAGCAGGGGGTGTTGTTCAATCCCAGCGGCCAAGCGGGCATCGGCACCTTTGTCCCGGGGCTGTACGGTAACGCCGGCGGCCCGCCGGATAACCGCGATCATGTGGAGGTCTGGCGCTTCGACGATGGTGGTTCGCTGGTCTATGACTGGGAGGCCAAGAGCTACACGATCACCCTGCCCACCGGTACGGTGACGATCAAGGTCGGCAGTGCTGAGGTGGTAGTTACGGATAATGCCGTGACGGCCAAAGTCGGCGGCACTGAGGTGGCGCTGACGCCGGGTTCGGCAACGGTCAAAGCAGCGGCCATCAAACTGGTCGGCGCGGTGGCCATCGCCGGATCGTTACACGTAACGCAGAACATCACCAGTGACGCTTCGATCATCGACGCCACGGGTAACAGCAACCATCACTCGCACTAATCACTACCCCATCCAAGCCCGCCCAATGCGGGCTTTTTCATGCCTGGAGAAATCATGGCGAAGACAAACGATGTTCTCAGTATTGAGCAGCCGCAGCCGCAGCCGCAACGGGCGGCGGATCTGACGATGAAATTTCGCGACCGGGTGTACACGTCGCGCACCTTGGTCCTTCCCGAATCGGGACGGACGTTGCCGGTAGCCAGAGGCTGCGTCGAAGTATCTGTTTCAGACGAGCAGGCAGTTAGTTACCTGAAGGTCCATCAAGAATTCGAACCGCTGGAGTGAGTTAGATGATCGGAATGGACCGCTACACCGGCCAACCCATCTCCGGCATCGAGCATCTGCGGCAGTCTATCGCGGACATCTTGGGCACGCGCCTGGGCAGTCGCCGGCAGCGGCCGGAGTACGGCAGCAAAATCCCCTTGTACGTCGACATGCCGATTAACGAAGGCTGGAAAAGTTCGGTGCAAGCCGAGGCGGTCCGCGCGATCGGGCGGTGGGAGCCGCGCGTCAAACTGGAGCGCGTCCGCGCGCTCTCGGTGCTGGGCGGGCAAATCAATCTGAGCATTGCCGGCGAGTACCTCGGCGACCGTTTTCTGTTTGAGGTGAGCGTATGAGCATCGTGGATCTGTCGGCGTTGCCGGCGCCGGACGTGCTGGAACCGTTGGACTTCGAAGTCACCTATGACGAAGCCTTGGGCACGTTTCGCGGCTACATGGGCGACAACTGGAGCGCGGCAATTGAGAGTGATCCGGTGGTGAAGGTGCTGGAGGTGGGGGCCTATCAGAAGGTCGGTAACCGTGCCCGGGTCAATGACGCGGCCAAGGCGCTGTTACTGGCTCACGCGATCGGCCCGGACCTCGATCAGTTGGGCGCGAACTACAACCTGAAGCGCCTGGTGATCCAGGCGGCGAACCTGGCGGCGGTGCCGCCGGTGCCTGAAGTCAAGGAGCTGGACGATCCGTTTCGCGAGCGCATCCAGTTGGCGTTTGAGGGGCTGACCACGGCCGGGCCACGTGCCAGCTACATTCTGCACGCCCGTAACGCTTCGGGGTTGGTGATGGATGCCTCGGCGGAAAGCCCGGCGCCTTGCTGCGTTACGGTAACGGTGCTGAGTTCCGAGGGGCGCGGTGAGGCCAGTCCCGCGCTGCTGGCTGCCGTCAAGGCGGGCCTGAATGATGAAGACGTGCGCCCGCTGGGCGATCGGGTGACGGTGCAGGGCGCGCAGATTATCGACTATCGCATTAACGCCCTTTTGCACATGAACGGCGCCGGGCCTGAGGGGGACGCCAGTTTGGCCGAAGCCATCAACCGCTTGGCGAAGTGGATCAATCCGCGTAAGCGCTTGGGCGTCGAAGTCGCCCGCTCGGCGGTGGATGCGCAATTGCACGTCGCCGGTGTGTCCCGGGTTGAGCTGATCGGCTGGGTGGACTTGGCGCCGAGCAAGGCTCAGGCGGCATGGTGTACCGGCTATGAGGTGAAGCTGGCGGGGGCGACATGAAAAGCCTGCTGCCGAGCAATAGCACGCAACTGGAGCGCGCTCTGGAGGCGGCTTTCTACGAGCGAACCATTGTCCCGCTACGCACCCTGTACAACCCCGACACCTGTCCGGTCCATCTGCTGCCGCATTTGGCGTGGGCGTGGTCGGTCGATCGCTGGGACTATCGGTGGTCGGAGGCGACCAAGCGCGCGGCGATCAAGGCGTCGTATTACATCCATGCCCGCAAGGGCACCATCGGTGCGTTGCGCCGGGTGGTCGAGCCCCTGGGCTATCTGGTCGAAATCATCGAGTGGTTCAACACCGTCCCCGAAGGGCCGCCGGGCACCTTTGCGCTGAAGGTCGGTGTGCTGGACACCGGGATCACCGAGGACATGTATCAGGAGCTGGAGCGCCTGATTGACGACGCCAAGCCCGTGACCCGGCATTTGACCGGTCTCGATATCACGCTAGAAACCCGATTGAACGCCTATGTCGGCTTCGCTGTGTATGACGGCGACGAGATCGATGTTTACCCTTGGAACAATCCCGATTTGGATGTGGTGATTCAGGGCTGCCACGGCGTTAGCGAATACAACCTCGACGAATTGGATGTGTACCCCCATGGTTGATAAAAACTCTATTTTCGGCGGCATGCTCACGACTCAGGGCGCCGCCAAAAAAACCAACTGCGACGCGCTGGGTATCCCGTGGGAGCCGCGTTACATGTTGATCGGTGATGCGAACGGCACCGATCCGGTGCCAAATTCATTGCAAACCAAGCTGGTCAATCAGGTCTATCGCGCGCAGCTCAATCAGCTGCGCGTCTCTCCCACCGACGACAATGTGTTGATCGCTGAACTGGTGTTGCCGCCGGACGTGGGCGGCTGGTGGATTCGTGAACTGGCGCTGGAGGACAAAGACGGTGTGTTTTCGGCGGTGGCCAACGCCGCGCCGAGTTATAAGCCTTTGCTCGCGCAAGGGTCAGGGCGCAACCAAGTGGTGCGCATGCACATCATCACCAGCGGCACCGCGAACATTCAGTTGAAAATCGATCCGTCGGTGGTGTTGGCGACGCGTGAGTACGTCGATCAAAAGGTGCTGGAGGAGCTGGGCAAGCTGGACTTTAAGCACTCGGTACGGGTGGCGACCACCGCCCCTATGGTGCTGAGCGGCTTTCAGACCATTGACGGGGTCGCCCTGGTTGCCGGTGATCGCGTGTTGGTGAAAAACCAGGCCGTGGCCAAAGACAACGGCCTTTACGTGGCGGCTGCGGGTGTGTGGCCGCGTAGCGCGGATACCGACAGCAGTTTGGAAGTGACGCCCGGGCTGTTTGTGCATGTCGAGCGCGGCACCATCAACGGCGACAGCATTTGGCAACTGGTGACGGATGCGCCGATTGCCCTGGGCGTGACGGATCTGCTGTTTGAAATGGCGGCCGGACGCACCGGTATCAATGCCGGCACATACCGCAGTGTGACCGTGGACAAATACGGTCGGGTGGTGGGTGGGGCCAACCCGACCACGCTGGCCGGTTATGCGATCACGGACGCCTTCACCAAAACTGAAACACTCGACTTGATTAACGGGACGAGCCAAGTCCCTTTGGTGGAGGTCAACACCTCAAGGCCCCTGGTGGCGAACGAGTTGGGGCTTGTCCTGATTGATGCCAGCGCGGGGGCGTTGATGGTTGATCTGCCCGATGCCAACGCAGCGCTGGGCGTTCGTAGTGTGGTGGTGCGACGGGTCGATAACACCAGCAACCGGCTGACAATCAAGGCGGCCGCTGGCAACAAAATCAAGTTTCATACCCATCTGAATGCGGCCGGCTATTCGTTTTTTTACCTGATGGGGGCCGGGGATTATTGGCATTTGCGCAGTGATGGCAAGGGCAACTGGATACCGATTGCGCGCTTAGACGGTACGGCACTCGGGCGGCCCGTGTTTGAAACGATCACCGTATTGAATCCG